CAATGATCAGATTCCTATGCTTAAGTTACAGCTTGAAGCAGAAGGACTTGCTGCTGATCTAGAAGAAGCTAGACTTAGAAGACTTGTAGCTTCTATGCGTATTGCACAAATCATGGCTGGACCACAAGCTGATCCTGAAGCAAAGCAATCTCAAGAAGAACTTGCTGAATTTAAAAAAGAAAGAAAGCTTAAAACACAAGCATAATCATGGCTAAAGTAAATCTTGTAACAAAGCGGGTAACAATGGACAACTGGAATATTATAAAGTTCCAGCTTGTTTCACACTGCTATATTCAAGGTTTGGCTTTGTCTGATTCTGAATTAAACTGTTTGACTCTTCTAGGAATAAACAAGGAAGCTGAGCTTGCAGAGTTTTGCAATGCTTCTTGTGCAGAAGACCAAAGAGATAAAGAACCTGCTTTAGTTTATAAGTCTCACATATTCAAGAATCCACAAACAGTAAGAAACTGTTTGACTAAACTTGAAAAAATGGGACTTATAACTAAGGAGGGTAAGAATAGAAAGAAGATATTCCTTTCAGATTCTCTAAAAGTTCAGACAACAGGTAACATAGTTCTTGATTATAAAATAGTGTACGTTGAACCCGAAAAAGTCTAAAGCAATAGTAGATATCACAGCTAAAGAGTTGGATGTCACTTCTGATCTTGTAAAAGACATAACCTCATTCTACTGGAGTAGAATAAGAAAAGCTTTAACAGGATTAGAATTTCCAACTATAACACTGCATGGATTAGGAGAAATGTCAATAAGACCTATCAAGCTTAAGGAGTTTACAGAAGAACATGTCAATCTAAAAAAGTATGTAAACCCTAAGAAGTTTGGTGGCTTTCAGAGAATGAAAGTAATAGAGAGCAGACTTGAGAGACTAGTAAACATGCAGTTGATGTTAGATATTCAATACATTAAAAAAGAAAGCTCAAAAACCAAAAAAGATGAATATCAAAAAAATCTGGAAAGACAAAGCCCTGATTCTGGAGGGGATTAAGAATAGCATCTTTAAAAAAGAACATGTTGAACTTATAGCTGCAGAAAGACAAGCTATCTGTGATAAGTGCGATCTTATTGATCTTAAAGGTGATAAGTGTTTGGTATCTGGTACTAAGCCTTGTTGTGGAGAATGTGGATGTAGTTTAGAATTTAAAACCAGATCTCTTTCATCAGAGTGTCCTCATCCTAAAGGACCTAAATGGGAAGCATATATGGATGAGGATGATGAAGATAAGCTCAACTTAGAATTAGGAATCTAATACCAACTCAAATGACACTCATATTCAAATCAGAGACCCACTCCTACACCAGCAAAGATCCAAATGAACAAATAAATTGGATTAGCGTAACCAGCTTTGTAAGCTTGTTTAAAGATAAGTTTGATGCTAAAAAAATAGCAGAGAAATCATCTAAAAATAAGAGATCAAAATGGTATGGTATTCCACCTGAAGAGATTCAGGAAATATGGAATGCTGAGGCTAAGAGAGCAACTGATTTGGGTACATGGTATCATAACCAGAGAGAAACAGATATTACTGGTATAGATACTATTGAGAGACAAGGTATTGCAATTCCTATTATAAAACCAATTATTCAAGATGGTGTAAAGCATGCACCAGATCAAAAACTTACTGAAGGGATATATCCAGAACACTTGGTATATCTTAAATCAGCAGGTTTATGTGGACAATCAGATCTTGTAGAAATAGTAAAGAATACTGTCAATATCATTGATTACAAAACCAACAAAGAAATTAAGACAGAATCTTACAAGAACTGGGAAGGGCTATCTCAAAAAATGAGTGGCCCTTGTTCACACTTAGATGATTGCAATTTCTACCACTATGCTTTACAACTGAGTACTTATATGTATATTATACTAAAGCATAATCCTCAGTTTAAACCTGGTAAACTTACTCTTCACCATATTATTTTTGAAGAAGAAAGCAAAGATAAGTATGGTAATCCAGTAGCTAAAAGAGATAATGATGGCAACCCTATTGTAAAAGAAGTTGTACCTTATGAGCTACCTTATCTTAAATCTGAGGTAATTGCAATGATTAACTGGTTAAAAGACAATAAAGACACAATTAAAAAATGAGTAATGATCAATACCAACAAAAAAGTTTTTGGAATAAGAAAGTAAAAAAGAAAGCTTCACCTAAATGTGAGTCAGGTAAAAAAATAATTAAAGAGATTAAAGATGACAACAAGATTATTCGACATAGAGAATGGGGAGGTTAAACCTACAGAGCACTGCTATGCTTTGAAGTTTTTAAAAGATATCATGGATGAATTTCCTGATAACTACATAAAGATCTACAAGTATCTCTTCTACATGACATGTCCTAATCCAGATATGAATCCTTACTTTCATATGAGTGAGGTAGAGAAAGAAGAAGTTATTCTAGAAGATATTGAAGCAGACTTCTCTACTGATGAGGATCTTGTACAGATAGCTCTTAAAAAATGTGAGAAGATGTATGAAACCCCTACATCTAGAGCATATAAAGGTCTTAAATCTATGTTAGATAGATTAGCTGTCTATATGGAAAATACACCTATTACACATGGTAGAGATGGAAACATCAACTCTTTAGTAGCTGCAGCTAAGAACTTTGATGGTATAAGAGCTTCCTTTAAAGGAGCATATAAAGATTTAAAAGAAGAACAACAATCACATGTGCGAGGTGGAGCAGGTCTTGCATATGATCAAATGTAAAATCATGGAAAAAGAATTCTTTAATGACTGGTTATTTCACTATAACCCCTATTCAAAAATTTGGTCAGCTTTTGAAAGACAAGATCTGGTACCTTACTTTAATGGATTAAATTGTAAAACTTTGATTCAATCTAGTAAACATTCTACCCTTGTAGACATAATCAATAAAGGGGAAGGTAAGTTAGCTAAGATCAAAAAATTAATCAATGAGTAGTTACATTAAAATACCTACTTGGAATAAAGGTGTTTGGGAATACACTGAATTTGCTACTCGTGATGAGTACAAAGACTTTGTACTTTCTGTATTTAAAGAACCTGGAAAATATGATTTTAATGAAGTTTCTCTATACTTTAATGAAGAAGCTCAAAAATTTAGGAATCAGGGTTACTATTTCTCTGGACCTATGGGTAGCAAGGATTATAGAAAATATTGGGATGCAGAAAAAGAAAAATGCAGATATGGAGCAATCTTTACAGATGGTAAACTCACATGGTACCTTCCCAGAGAATACTACATGTGGCTCAATTTCTTACCAATCAATGACAAAGAAAAAAGAAAGTTTGACTTTCCAAGTGTCAGGGATGCACAATACCACATGGCATTATACGAGCTCCTTGCAGAACTCAACTATCAACATGCAGCTATCCTCAAAAAGCGACAAATAGCATCTTCTTATTTCCACTGTGCTAAGATGATAAATCTTATATGGTTTGAAGAAACACCTATTGTAAAGATGGGTGCAAGCCTTAAAGATTATATCAATGAAAAAGGATCTTGGAAATTTCTAAATGAGTACAAGTCTTTCCTGGATTTGCACACTGCTTGGTATAGACCTATGAATCCTAATAAGGTTCTTTTGTGGCAACAGCAGATTGAGCAAGTTATAGGTGGTAGAAAAAGTATGACTGGTTTAAAAGGTGTACTTCAAGGAGTTACTTTTGAGAAAGATCCTACATCTGGTGTAGGTGGACCATGTACTTTCTTCTTTCATGAGGAAGCTGGTATTGCACCTAAGATGGATGTAACAGTGGAATTCTTGTTTCCTGCTATGCAATCAGGTATGCTTACTACAGGTTTATTTGTTGCTGCAGGATCTGTGGGTGACTTAGATCAGTGTCAACCTCTAAAGCAAATGATACTCTACCCAGAGTCTAATAGTATTTACTCAGTAGAATCTGATCTATTAGATGACAAAGGTACTATAGGTAAGACAGGTTTATTTATACCTGAGCAATGGTCTATGCCTCCATTTATAGATCAGTATGGTAATTCTCTAGTAAAAGAATCAGTAGAAGCTATTGATAATCAAAGACTTAAGTGGAAAAAAGATCTTACACCTGAGCAATATCAGCTTAGAATATCCCAGCATCCTAAGAATATAGCTGAAGCATTTGCCTTTAGAAAAGTATCTAAATTCCCTATGAGTCTAGTTGCAGCTCAAAAAAGAAGGATTGATGAAAAAGAATATCCTTATGAGTTTATAAATCTGGAGAGGGATGCTGCTGGTAAAATAGAACCTAAGCTTACAAACAAGCTACCTATCTCAGAATTCCCTATAACTAAGAACACTGAAGATAAAACAGGAGTATTAGTAGTATGGGAAAGACCACAAGCTAACTCAGAATGGGGTACCTATTATGCATCTATTGACCCCGTTGGTGAGGGTAAAACAACTACTTCAGAATCACTCTGTTCTATCTATGTCTATAAAAACCCAGTAGAGGTAACCAGAGTAGATAAACATGAGACTACTAATCATATAGAAAATGATAGAATAGTAGCTGCATGGTGTGGTAGATTTGATGATATTAACAAAACCCATGAAAGACTAGAACTTATAATAGAGTGGTATAATGCATGGACCATTGTGGAAAATAACATATCCCACTTTATTAACTACATGATACAAAGGAAGAAACAGAAGTATTTAGTACCTAAAAATCAAATTCTATTCCTTAAGGATCTGGGTAGTAATACTAACGTGTTCCAGGAGTATGGGTGGAAAAACACAGGTACTCTCTTCAAAAGTCACATGCTTAGCTACCTGATTGAGTTCTTAAAAGAAGAACTAACTCATGAAACTAAGGATGATGGTACCATAGTAAAGACTACTTATGGGGTAGAAAGAATACCAGATCCTATGGCTTTTACAGAAATGGAAGCATATGATGATGATGTAAACGTGGATAGATTAGTATCTTTAGCAGCGCTTATTGCCTTTGCTAAAGTTCAGCAGGCTAATAGAGGATACAAGAAAAGAGTAGACCAGGTAAACACTAATAACTTGCAAAAGTCTGATAATTTATATAAATTAAATACAAGCCCTTTTAGGCACATGGGAAAGATGAGGAAAGTTCCTGGTATGAGCTTTCCTAAATCTCCATTTAAAAACATGAGATAACATGAAGGTTTTAAATGCAATGCAGTTAAAGAGTGGAGCTAAGGCGGAATATAACCGCATGGGCTCAATCACTCAACCTATACAATTTCTACCAAGAAAAGAAAAAGATGAAGATTGGACTGCTTGGAATTTAGATTGGCTAGAATGGCAAGGTCTTAAGCAAATCAGAAGAAATGCTAGAAGACTTATGAAGAACTATAAGCTAGCTAAAGGTATTATAGATAAAACAGATTACCTTGTTTCTGAGGATAATGAGAATAGAGATCTTCTTGAAACTCTAACTCAGGAAGATTTTAGTGCATTAGAACTTAAGTTCTATCCAATTATTCCAAATGTTATTAATGTAATGGTATCTGAGTTTGCAAAGCGCAATACAAAAGTTACCTTTAAAGCTGTAGATGAGTTCACATATAATGAACTCATGGAACAAAAAAGACAAGCTGTAGAGCAGGTTCTTCTTTCTCAAGCTGAGCAAAAGCTCATTACTAATATGATTGAGATGGGGGTTGATCCCAATGATCCTGAGATTCAAGAGAAATTACAACAGCAGCTTGCTCCTGAAAATCTTAAAACTCTTCCAGAAATTGAAGATTTCTTTACTAAAAACTACAGATCTATGGGTGAGCAATGGGCTCAACACCAGTTCAAAGTAGATGAAGAGCGCTTCAAAATGGATGAGCTTGAGGAGAGAGCTTTCAGAGATATGTTAATTACAGATAGAGAGTTCTGGCACTTCCGCATGATGGATGATGACTATGATATTGAACTCTGGAATCCTGTAATGACTTTCTACCACAAATCACCTGAAGTAAGATATATTTCTCAGGGTAACTGGGTAGGAAAAATTGAGATGATGACTGTGGCTGATGTTATAGATAAGTATGGTTATCTTATGACTCAAGAACAGCTTGAATCTCTTGAAGCTATTTATCCAGTAAGATCTGCAGGTTATCCTCTACAGGGATACCAAAATGATGGTAGTTACTATGATGCTACTAAGGGTCATGATTGGAATACTAACATGCCTTCTTTACAATACAGACAATTTGTATCCATGTATGATAACTTCATCTATAATGGTGGAGATATTGTAAACTGGGTAATGGGTGAGTCTGAAGATTATAAAGACATGGGTATGGCTTTCATGCTCAGAACAACTACAGCTTATTGGAAATCACAACGCAAAGTAGGTCACCTTACAAAGATTACAGAGTCAGGTGAAGTAATTGTAGATATCATTGATGAAGACTACAAGATTACTGACAAACCTATTTACAACACAGCATTATTTAAAAATAAGACTAAAGACAATCTTATTTTTGGAGAGCATATCGAGTGGATCTGGATCAATGAAGTTTGGGGAGGTGTAAAAATTGGTCCTAACCACCCATCCTTCTGGGGTATGAATAACCCAGGAGGTATCAATCCTATGTATCTTGGAATAGATCAAAACCGCATTGGTAAGCTTAGATTCCAGTTTAAAGGAGATAATACACTCTATGGATGCAAACTTCCAGTAGAGGGTTCAGTGTTCTCAGATAGAAATACAAGATCTACAGCAATGGTAGATCTTATGAAACCTTTCCAGATTGGCTATAATATTGTCAACAATCAAATTGCTGACATCCTAGTAGATGAGTTGGGGACCGTAATTTTGTTGGATCAAAATGCGCTACCCCGACATTCTCTGGGTGAAGACTGGGGTAAGAACAATCTTGCTAAGGCTTATGTAGCCATGAAGAATTTCCAGATGTTACCTCTGGATACAAGTATTACCAATACAGAAAACCCACTTGCTTTCCAACATTTCCAGGTTATGAACCTAGAACAGACTCAGCGTATGATGTCTAGGATTAACTTGGCTAATTACTTTAAGCAGCAATGCTTTGAAGTAATAGGTATTACACCACAAAGACTTGGTCAGCAGATTGGTCAAACTAATACAGCTACTGGAGTAGAGCAAGCTGTGGCAGGATCTTATGCACAAACAGAGATGTACTTTGTACAACACTCTGATTATTTGATGCCTAGAGTTCACCAAATGAGAACTGATCTTGCTCAGTATTATCACTCTAAGAAACCTTCTTTGAGACTTCAGTACATGACTACTCTTGATGAGAAGGTAAACTTTGAGATTAATGGTACAGATCTATTGCTCAGAGACATCAATGTATTCTGCACTACTAAAGCTAATCACAGAGCTATGGTAGAACAAATGAAGCAATTAGCTCTTTCTAATAATACATCAGGTGCAAGTATCTATGACCTGGGTAATATCATGACTGCAGAATCTATGGCTGAGCTTACTCATAGTCTTAAGAAGATTGAAGATAAAGCGAATCAACAAAGACAAGAGCAAATGCAGCATGAGCAGCAAATGCAACAAGCTCAACTTGAACAACAAGCAAAAGAGAAGCAGCTTGAGCTTGATCATGAGTCTATGGAGAAAGAAAAAGACCGCAGAGTTAAACTTCTTGAAGCTCAGATTAAAGCTGCAGGTTATGGTTCTATGCAAGACATTAACCAGAATCTACAATCTGATTATGCAGATCAAATGGATATTATCCGCAAATCTGATGAGTTCCAACAAACTATGGGTCTAAAACAGCAGGTTCAATCTAACAAAGAAATGAATGCTAGAGAAAAACTTGCTATTGAAAGAGAAAAGATTCAGGCTCAGAGAGATATGAAGAATACTGAGTTACAGATAGCTAAAGAGAACAAAAACAAGTATGATCAACCAAAGTCTAGAGAAAATAAGAACAAGAAAAAGTAAACTTAGCTATCTAGTGGAAAATTTGTTTTAGCTACCTAAACTTAAAATGTTTATTTACATAAATTTGCTTATATTATAAATAAGTATTAGAGAATAAACCAAAACCAGCAATATGTCTGATACCAAAACCAACACAGCATCTACCACTGTACAAGAGGTAGAAATGGATCTAGATAATCTTCTAGGTTCACCTGGTGCAGAGAATGTAATGTTACCTGCAGCAGAAGAGAAGAAACCAAGTGTATTTGCACAACCAACTGTAGATACCTCGTTCCTTGACAAAGATGAAGATATTCCAGAAGAAGGTACAACTCCACCTCCTGCTGTAGTTTCTAAAGCTCTTGATGAGATTGTAAAAGAGGACATGGGTATGGAGGAGACTGAGGATGAAGATTCTAAGTCTACTGGAAGACCTAAAATGTCTAAAGATGCAATGATTGAGCTTGCAAAAAAGCTTATTGAAAAAGGACAACTTATTCCTTTTGATGATGATAAGCCTATTGAAAAGTATTCAGCTCAAGATTTTGAAGAGTTGTTTGAAGCTAACATGCAAGAGAAGGAGCGCAAGCTTAGAGAACAAACCCCAGTGGAGTTCTTTGAAGCTCTTCCTGAAGAACTTCAGTATGCTGCTAAGTATGTAGCTGATGGAGGACAAGATCTTAGAGGTCTGTTTAAAGTTCTGGCTCAAGTAGAAGAAGTAAGATCATTAGATCCTTCTACTGAAGATGGACAAGAGACTATTGTAAGATCTTACCTGCAAGCAACAAACTTTGGTACAACTGAAGAAATTGAAGAAGAGATTGAAGCTTGGAAAGATAGAGGAGATCTAGAGTCAAAAGCTAATAAGTTTAAGCCAAAGTTGGATGCTATGCAAGAGCAGGTAGTTCAACAGAGATTGGCTCAGCAAGAAAAGCTGCGTCACCAACAACATGCTCAGGCTCAAGCTTATATGGAGAATGTATACAATGTATTATCTCCAGGAGAGCTTAATGGACTCAAGGTGGATAAGAAAGTACAAAGCATGCTTTATACTGGTCTTGTTCAACCTAACTATCCTTCAGTTAGTGGAAGACCTACTAATATGTTAGGTCACCTTCTTGAGAAATATCAATATGTAGAACCTAGACATGATCTAATTGCAGAAGCACTTTGGCTTCTTGCAGATCCTGATGGGTACAAAGCTAAAGTTAGAGAAGTAGCTGTTAAAGACACAGTAGCTAAAACAGTAAGACAACTCAAAACTGAGCAAGCAAGTAAGAATGTATCCTCTGTAGCAGATGATAATGATGAACCAAGAAGAACATCACCTCAAAAGCTTCAGAGAGCACAGAATAGTTTTTTTAAACGCTAATTAACAATTAACAATTAACAATCAATAATTAACCTAAATCAAATCAAATGGCAACTCCAGTTTTAAATAATGGTATTTTCCTGCGCGATACCAATTATCAAGCAAGTTCCCATGTGGATTCATACCACTTGGTAAACATGCTTAAGAATGCAGAACCTATGGACTTAGGTCCAGTAGATATCTGGGCTATGGCTCAGAAAGTAGAAATGCCTCTTTACCAGCTTTCTAGCTTTGGTGGTAAGAACATCATCATGGTAGACAATGCTCGTGGTGAGTATAAGTGGCAGACTCCTGTATCTCAGGATCTTCCTTATATCATTGAGGATATTGAACCAAACAACCAGAACAAAGGTATTGATGGTACTACCTTCAAAATCAAAATCAACCGTAGAGAGTTTGGACATGGTGATATCATCACTTATGACAAGTACAATGGTTGTGAAATGTACATCACTGCTGATGACATTCTTCCTATGGGAGATGGTTTCATCTACACTGTACAATTAGTAAACAATGACAACTACAAGTTCTTAGATAACAAGTATTTGTCAAATGGTACTAAGATCTTCAGAAAAGGTTCTGCGCGTGGTGAGTATGGTGAGAGATTCTCTGACATCATGACCCGCTCTGGTTTCCGTGAGTTCTACAACTTCGTAGGTGGAGCTGAAGCACATGTACACTATTCAGTATCTTCTCGCGCTGACCTTATGGTTAAGGGTGGATTAAATGCTGATGGCACTGTACCTGTAACTGAGATCTGGAGAAACTTTGACAAGCAAATGGATCCATCAATCACTAAGATTGAAGACATGGTATCTGTAATGGGTAAAGATTATGTGAAGAAAGCAGTATCTAAGTGTACATTGACTCGCACATTCTTGACTACTATGGAATCTGCACACTTGACTAAAATTGCTACTGACATTGAAACTTACTTGATGTGGGGTCATGGTGGTCGCATTAAGCAAGATGGTCCAGATGATATGCGTCTTTCTGTAGGTTTGTGGAAGCAGTTGGATAACTCCTTCAAGCGTGTTTACAACAAGAATAACTTCTCTTTGGAATTATTCCGTGGTGAGCTTTACAACTTCTATGCAGGTCGCGTTGAGTTCCAAGGTCCAGATCCTAAGCGTCAGCTTATTGTACAAACTGGTATGGGTGGTATGCGCATGGTTAATGAAGCTATTAAGCGTGAAGCAGTTAACTCAGGTTTGGTTATCCAGGCTGCAGACAACAATGGTATTGGAGCAATCACTGGTAAAGGAATGGATCTGAACTACGGATTTGCATTCACTAGCTATGTGATCCCATTCTTGGCAAATGTTAAGTTTGTCTTGAACCCTGCTTTTGATAACTTGCATACAAATGACATTGAAAACCCAATCATTGATGGTAACCCATTGTCATCTTATAGCTTTGTTATCTTTGATATCACTGACACAGGTAATGACAACATCTTCATGTTGAAGTTATCTTGGGATAATCAATTGAAGTGGTGGTATCAGAACGGTACTATGGATTACATGGGTAGAACTCAAGGGTTCCAAAGCTCAGGTCAATTCAATGGTTACCGTGTAATGATGACTCAAACAATGCCAGCAATCTGGGTAAAAGACCCAACCAAAGTGTTGAAAATTGTTATGAGAAACCCAATCACTGGTGGCTCATTCTAATCACTAGCAATATTATCAAGGGGGAGGAGGAAACTCCTCCCTTTTTGATAAATTAGTATTA